GGAAGATTGGCAGAGTTGGTCTATCGCGACAGTCTTGAAAACTGTTGTACTGCAAGGTACCGTAGGTTCGAATCCTACATCTTCCGCTTATTACCCTTTCGTCTAATGGCAGGACAATTGGTTTTGGTCCAATTAATCGAGGTTCGAGTCCTTGAGGGGTAACATTTGCTCGGTTCGTCTAGGGGTTAGGACAGGAGATTTTCATTCTTCAAACAGGGGTTCGATTCCCCTACCGAGTACAATATTTATCATAAAATAGGTTGTCGTTAATTAGTTTTATTAACCTTTAAAACATCTAACGACAACAATGAAAAAAATCCTTTTTTTCCTATTTTTCCTTGCCTCTGTAATCTCAGTAAGTGCAAAAACATTACCTGCTCCTGGAACTGGAATTTATGTATTAATTGATACTAACTACAATGTAAGTACTTCTTTAAGTCCTACAACTACTGCTAGTTTGTATTATACTAATACTACTAATACTTTAGTTACAGGTATGCAATTTAGAGTATTCTATGATAAAGTAGCATTTAATGGTGCTGCTCCTACAGTCGCTTTAAAATACCCTAACACCGATCAAAATCTTCAATACAACGTTAATACAACCGACGGTTATATTACTATAACTTTGGTTTATACAGGTTCTAACGCCACTTTTAATTACGTTAACAGTGAATTAATAGCTATTACATTTACACATGCTGTAGCTGCTACATTTAATAGTTTAGCTACTATTTCTCCTTTAACTGTATCTGGTGTTCAAACCTTTCCAGCCTATGCTTCTAAAAACACAGGTATGGATACAACATTAAATTTATACAGTTACGGTGGTAATTTCTTAAGACCTACATTCTTATTTACTTCTACATTCACAAACGTGACAGGCACAGGTGCTAAAAATGTAACTATTGAAGTATCTAAAAAACCTAAAACAGGAGCAACATGGGCTTCAGTTGGAACTTATACTTCTGATTTAGATGGTAAGATTTCAATCAACCCAGTTATTGATACTACTTATTGGGATTTAAAATTCGCTGTTCAAGGTGATACAATGAATGTAGGTAAAATTATTTCAGTAGCCGATGCTCAAAAAGTAAACCAATTTGTATTAGGTACAGCTACTCCTACAGGATTTGATTTCTATACAGCTGATGTTAATAATTCAAATAATATCTCAATTTCAGATGTTTACTCTATATTTGGTAGAATTGCAGGTAGATTCCAAGTATGGCCTAATAATACACCAGATGTAAGATTCTTTACTTCAGCTGAATACGCTTTAATTGATGGTTCATCTACAAGTTTAAAATCAACAATACCAGGTGTTACTAATTTTGAGTATTATATAAATGGTACTTCAGTAGTAACATATTATATTGCTGGTTTAGGAGATGCTAATGGTACAGGTTTTAAAATGGCTAGATTAGTACCTATTCAAATATTAAATCCAAACAACGCTCCTAATTATATTATTGATCAAACGGTTGAATATTATGCTGGTTTAAATGAAATTGAAATTAATTTACCTAGTTTAAATGTAGTTGAAGGTAATTTAGTTAATATTCCTGTTAAAGTTTATACAAATGAAGATTTAGGTTCATTACAATTAGCAATGAAATATGATAAAGATTTATTAGAATTTAAAGGCTTATATACAGACGAAAAACCTATGGCTTGGTTATCATTCTTAAACGCTACTGATGGTGTAGTAGAGTGGGGTGGTGTAGATATGTCTAATAATAAATTTAACTTAACAAATAATGAACAAGTAGTTACATTACAATTTTTAGCTAAAAAACCTAAAGATGAATGGTCTGCAAGTCCTTTATATGTGTCACAAAAATATGTTGGTAATGCAAACGCATCTGATTTAGCGATTAGACCTACAGATGGTAGAATTCAAATTCAAAAAGCAATGAATACAGTCGCATTTAATCCAAACGAAGCTACTATAACTGTATTCCCTAACCCAACAGGTGGTTTAGTTACAGTACAATTCAATATACCTAAGGATGGTATTACAACAGTTGCTATTGTAGATATGCAAGGTAATGTTAGACGTGAAATATTAAGTGGTAAAGTACCAGCTGGTGCTTATCAATACTCAGTTAATTTAGATAATATGGCTCCAGGAACTTATTTAGCTGTATTAGAAAATAATGGAAAGGTTATATCAAATAAAACAATTTTAAACTAATAAATTAAACATGGCAAAATTAAAAGAAATCCTAGGTTTAGGAGAAACAGAATTCAAGAAAGTAGACGATAAAAATCGCTTCTATTTTATGTTACAACAAATGCAAACTAACCGTTGGAAAATTACGGGTATTGTATTATTTTTATTTTTCTTTATTATCTTTGGAATTAACATGGCTGTATTTTTAAATATTACTATTCAAGAGTCTTGGAAAGAAATGTTACTTATCCTTTTAGGTGCCTTTGTAGGTAACTTAAATAAAGTAATTGACTACTGGTTTAACTCAGAAGATAGAGACAAAATGTTAATCCAAAAAGTAGATGAAGAAGACGGTAAATCATTATCAAACACTATAACACAACAATAATATGTCAGAAGAAACACAAGAATCAACTTGGTCAGGATTGAAAAAAACAATCATTGGAACCTTAGCTACTGTAGTTACTGCAGGTGGAGCATGGGTTGGAACAACTTTATTTGGTGGTGAAGAGGCAGCTCCGGCTCCTGTTCAAGCAGCACCAACAATTAATATTACCCAGCAAGCAGCTCCAGCTGCTGCGCCAGCTACAAACACTACTATCATCCATGAGAAAACAGTAGAAAAAGCAGCTCCTGCTCAAAAAGAAGAAGCTAAAAAAGAAGAACAACCTTGGTAATGAAAAGTTTTTGGAATAAATACAAACACTTCATTATCGCAGTATTAGGATTAATGCTACTCACTACATTTGCTATAGATGCAAATGCTCAAGTGGGTAGCGTTAAAACTGAAAAATATCAGGCTGATTTTGAAAAGAAGCAATCTATTGAATTAGTTGCTGATTATAATGGTCCTGTTATTCCTATTCAGATCTTAAAAATTGGTATTAATGAAGAACTATTTGAAATGTATCCTGAATTAAAGGATAAAAGAGTAGGTTTAGGTGTAACTAATATTGTACTTGAATACTTAGAATATACTAATCGTTTTGAATTTACAGAAGATAAATTAGAAATCAAAGAAAAAATGATTGCTCAATTTAAAGCTTCTAACAAAGGATTTACAGAAAATAAAATAGACGGTAAGGGTAAAATTAAATTAGCTCGTTATTTTGTTTATATTGAAGTATATGATTTTTCAGTCGCTGAAAATGAAATATTTGATATTCAAAAAGGTAAAAGTTATTCTAGAATAGACCAAACAACTACATTAGGTTTACAAGTTAGATTTGTAGACGCTCAATCAGGAGAAGTAATTGTTGGATCTGGTTTAGGAGAAGCTGTTACTGTTAAAGAAACTACTATGTTAGGTGATATTGATGAAGTTAAATTTAATCAATCAACAATTGGTATTACTACTAAAAAATCACTTGAAACAGCATCATCACGTATTGTAAGTAAACTTATTAAAAAAGGTGTATTCCCACAATGAAAAAATTTATAGTACTATTAGTTTTATTACTGCCTTTAGCTGTATTAGGCCAAAGTACTGTAAATTATTCATATAGTGATCCTTGTACTGGTAAAGTAAAGGATCTTACTTTTCTAGATAATCAGACTATTACTGTTAATTATTTAGGTTATATTCAAGCATTTGATTTTAATCAAATTAATAATGGTGATCTTGAAACTTGGATTAATGGAGTAGCAAGGCAAAATACATCTAGTCCATGTGAAGCAACTACCACAGTTGTAACTACATCAACTAACTTAGCAGTAACTACTAATATTATATCTACTTTAACTAACGTTACTTCAGTAGCCACGTCAGTAGGTTCAAGTTTAGCAACTGCAGTTCCTATACCTATGCCTTCTACACCATCGCCTAGTCCTGCTCCTGGCCCTAAACCATCAGCACCGTCTTCAGGAGGAGAAGTAGAAGGAGACACAGGTGTAGAACCATCATCAAGTACAACTACAGATGGAGGATCAGATAATACAGGAGGCTCAGTTAGTAATGCTTCTGAAGGTACATCAAGTGAAGGAAGTAGTTCAAGTGGAGGAAGTGGAGGAACTAAAAGTACTACTAAGTCTAAAGAAACAAAAACAAGTACAGGTAGTTTAATTGGATCTGGTGATATTGTTGTTACTAATAATAGAAACGATAATACAAATAACTTAAGAATGACTGCTAGTATGACTAAGTCAAACTATAAGAATACATTTGCTCAAGGTTTCTTACTTAATTTTACAACAAAAATTAACAATTCTAATCTTACATTTTACACAGCCTCTACTCATAAAAATTCTACTACTATATTTGCGAATTCAAGTTTAGTAAATGCTGATTATGATTTACTTAATACTACTACAGTAATGGAATCTTATCGTTTTGGTAAGTTCTCAGCTATGGGAGGTGTTAATTTTACTTTAGGAAAAATAGGTAATAAAGGATTTCAAAATTTATCATCTGTTGGAGGAGGTTTCTATTTATTTCCGGTGAGTAAAACAATAACTGGTAATTTATTATTATTAGGTGTTTATTCTCCATTCACTCAATTTTATGATGGTAGATGGTGGAATAGTGGTTTATTACTAGTACCGTTTAGTTCTTGGGATTTTAAAATAACAAAAACATTTAAGTTTAATGTTAGTGTCTCAGGAGTATATGAATTAAATAAAAGTATGTTAAATTACCAAGTATTAACTGGTGGGAAAATAATGCTATGAGATATTTGTTATTATTACTATTATTACCTTTAAATTTATTAGCGCAAAATTTTTCATATTCAGGATATATTTACAACGCTGATAATACAGGAGCAATTAATGTTCCTATAAAATTATACGCTAGAACATCAAATGTAGCTGCTGTAGTTCAAAATTCTGAACAATTTGGAGTATCTAATGGTTCAACTTGGTTAACTAAAAATACTTATAGTGCTACTCCTAATAATAGTACAACATATAATTATAGTACAACCAATGCTTTTACAGTCACTACATCAGCAGGAGTAGCTACTATATCACCATTCACTTCTAATATCCCAGCTAATAGAAATAGAGGAACATCTGTTTTATTTTCATCACTTAATTCAGATGAAGGTTCAGTAGTTATAACCTTTCCTTCAGGATTTGTTCCTTCTTTTTTAGGTACTAATTATTCTAGTGGTCATATAAATGCTAACTCATGGTTTACATTTGGAACTAATAGTAGTTCAGGATATAGTGGTACTGCTACAAACCCAAATGCACCTACACTTCATATAGGATCTGTAAGTAACAGTAGTACAGATAATAATATGTCTTATACTAGTACAGAATCTTACACTGATCCTTATTGGGGAGATGTTTTTAGAGTAAGATATGAAGGTAATTCTAACTACAATCAACAAGGTATTAATACAATTTATGATTTATATTTTATAAAAAATCAACCTAACACTCAGTTAGTTGTATGGAGACAATTCACTACAGATGGTTCATCTACATCAGTAAGTGGAGCACCTCCAGGACCTTGGACTTTAAACACTACATCTATTACTAATTTAAATGGTTATTATTTTTTTAATACAGGTCTAAGTACATCATCTTATGAGTTTTACATTCAAATAGATGTACCATTACCTACCTCTAATTTAAAAGAAACAGATATTACTAACACACTTAAAGTAATAAATGGTAAAATTCCTTTTAATAGTTCTTATTATTATTTAAATGATGTAAATGGAGATGGAAGAGTTACAGTATCTGATGCTTATTATATTAGTGCTAAAAAACAAGGAAAATTTATAGAATGGGTAGGAGCTTTTAACTCTCGATTATTTACCTCCGCAGAATATTCAATAATTAAATCTAATATTTCAAACTTAAAACCGACTTACCCCGGCGTATCTTCAATTACTATATCTAGTCCCACAAATGGCGGCGGTAGTAATTATTATATTATAGCCCCGGGTTATAGCGATAATACAACATTTTAAAATATGAGATATATATTATTTATTTTATTATTTATTCCTATTTTAGCTTTTAGTCAAGCTGAACCTCCTCCACCTCCTGCTCCTGCGGCTCCTGCTCCTCAAGAAGATTTTGGTAATACTCAAAACAGTATTATGGGCGCTCAATCAAGATCATTTGGTGGTGGTTCTATTATTAAACCTAACCAAATACTTAATTCAGCTGATTTTGCTATGATTGGGAGTCCAACATATGAGGAATTTTCATTTAGACCAGGAACTAGTTTAGGATGGGGTAATATAAATGATAGAAAAGGATATGGTATTAATGCTGTTTTAACCTTTGATTTAACTCAACAAGCATATTCTTTTTATAGAAAAAATAAAAATTGGTATTATCATTTCAATTTTGGTAAATTAGGAATGGCTCTTAATACTGGTGGTAGTATAACTAGAGTTTGGGATTTAAAACATATTACATTAGGTGCCCAATTAGGTACATCTATTGTAGCCAATGGTGATAAATCAAATAAAGATGCCTATTTTGTTTTAGTACCATATACTGTATTAATGGCTCAAAAAGAAATTACTTTAACAAGAACAATACAATGGAAACCTGAGTTGTTTATAACAGTATGTTCTCCATATTATGATATTGGTGAAAATTTTTTTGATAAATCAAATACATTTAATGCTGTAATTGGTAATTGTATAAGTATTCAAGCATCAAAACATTTTCAATTTAATATAACTCATAGAGGGAATATGAATACAACTCCAAAATGGGGACTAATGCATAACTTACTAATTGGTTCAACACTTAACTTTTAAATATGAAACATCTATTAATCTTTTTACTCTTATTACTTCCATTTACATTATTAGCAAACGACTGTGTTTATGTAAACCAAATAACAGTAAATAAAAAATTTAAAGAATTAAACAGCCGAAATATTAAATTTGGTATAAAACAAATAACAGAGGAATTACTATCAGAAAGACATTGTCTGGCGGACTCTTCTAACGCTGTTGATGTAGAAGTATATTCTATAGGAGCCCCTAAAACCACTATTCGAATTATAGGTGCCTCGTCAATATCTCAAGTTACTCAAATTAAATTAAAAGTAACTTATAAAGGAGTAATATATGAAGGTTTAGGAGAAGCTGAAACTGATGTTAGATCTATGTTTATTGAATTAGAAAATAATGAAGTACCATTTAATAACACTACTATATCAATAGCTTTAAAAAGAGCATTACAAAACGCTATACAAAGGTTACCTTAAAATATTTATTATTAAACAACTAAAATCAAAAAATTATGCAATTATCAAAGTATTTCACATTAGCTGAATTAACTCCTTCGGGAACAGCAAAACGTTTAGGTATTTCAAACGATCCAACTCCTGCACATTTAGAGTGTTTAAAAGGATTAGCGGTTAACGTATTAGACAAAGTAAGAGAACATTTTGGCAAACCAATTTGGGTTTCTTCAGGTTACCGTTCTAAAGCATTGAACGAGATTACTCCAGGTTCTAGTGCTACATCACAACATTGCTCAGGTGAAGCCGCTGATTTAGATCAAGACGGTAGAGGTACAGGTGTAACTAATAAAATGGTATTTGATTATATTAAAGATCATTTAAATTTTGATCAATTGATTTATGAGTATGGTACTGATGCTAACCCTGATTGGGTTCATGTAAGCTGGGAATCTACAGGTAAACAAAGAAAACAAGTATTACGTTGTACTAGAGTAAACGGTAAACCAGTTTACACACCTTATAAGTAATTCACTTACAATTTGGCATCATGACTACTCTTTATTATATATTAGGAGTATGGACATAGATAAAGTATTTAATTCATTTAATGATGGAGAGTTCCAAGAGGCAATTAATGACCTCAGGGACACTCCTTCTTATTGGATTGGTATGTTTAAAAAACTAATACACAATTATAATAGCGGTTATCAATATTTTATGAAAAACCTTCTAGACTCACTAGAAGACGAACATGACATAGATAAAGATAAAGTAAAAGACACAGTTGAATACTTAACTTATTCTATAGCATACTCATACATTAAAAGACTTGATATTACCGATTTATCCCACGTATATTACATTACCTTAGCAGCGGACGATATGCTGTTGACTAGTGTTAAACGTTGTTTATACTACTTTGAATCAATAGAGAGATATGAAGATTGTGCATATCTAAAATTAATTGAAACAGAGGTAAACAAAATCCTCCTAAAGTTTGGCTCCCCAAGTAAATAACGTTATATTTTGAATACGGGTTTTAAGGATTAAGAGAGATAGGGAATAAGAACGAAACAAGAACAAAAAACACCTAGAGAATAAAATGGGTGGTTATAAATAAACATATGAGAAATAGAGAAATTTTTAATAGGAAATTAGAGAATTTAGAGTCTAATTTAACTAAAATGTCTTACTTATTAAGACGCCAAGGAACTAAAGATGAGTATGATGACATGATCACATCTTGTAGAGATTTAATTGAACAGATGAAATCATATATTAATATGGAACCTGTCACACCTAATGAAATCAATAAGTACTAATATGTTACAACCGGAACAAATATTAAGTAACTGGGAAGAGTTCTTAGGTTATATTGATATGTACATTATGGGAGACCGTGGTGCTAAATTAAAAGCGTTTTATGAACAATATTCTGAACGTTTTATGATGATGCCTGCTGCTCATAAACCTCAATATCATAATTGTTTTCCAGGTGGTTATGTAGATCATGTTAATAGAGTAGTTCAAGGTGCTTTAAAAATAGATCGTGTATGGAGAGAAATGGATGTAATTGATACTTATACTACTGAAGAATTAGTATTTTCTGCTCTGAATCATGATTTAGGTAAATTTGGTACTTTTGAACAAGAAGCATATTTGCCTCAAACTGATCAATGGAGACGTGAGAAATTAAATGAACCATATATGTTTAATGATCGTTTAGAGTTTATGTCTGTTCCTGATCGTGGTTTATATATATTATCTCAGCTAGGAATTACAGTTACTAAAAATGAGATGTTAACTATTAAATTACATGATGGTTTATATGATGAAGCTAATAAGCCATATTTAATGTCTTGGATGCCAGAAACTAGACCTCGTACTTCATTAATCTATATTGTTCATCAAGCCGATTTAATGGCAGCAAGAATTGAATTCGAAAGAGAATGGTTACCTAAATTATTAGGTCCAAAACCAGAAAATAAATCAAATTTTAATTTAAAAAAGGAAGATAAGAAAATACCAGTTAAATCTAAAGCACTAGGTAGTGTTAAAAGTGAAGGTTTAAAAAATGTAATGTCTAATTTCTTCGACGAATAAAAATGATATTAATAATATTAAGTATATTGGTTGTGATCCTAGGGTTCACGACCTTTAACCTTCTAATGAAAAATGAACAAGCAGAAGATATAATTATATCTCAAGATACATTTATATCTAAATTTATGGACACAGTTAATAAAGCTGATGCCAAATTAAAACAAATTGATCATAAAGGTTCATTTGAATCAGATGATGAAATTGGATTCTTTTTTAAAGAAGTAAAAAACATACAAGCAACACTAAATGAGTTCAATAATAAACGCTAGTAATTTACCTAAGAACCCAAGTTCTACTAGGTACTTTACTCAAGATACAGAAGATGCTATTGTCGCTTATAATAAGTCTTTAGACTTTGATGAACGTGATAAGATTTATAATAGAAGAATCCATTATGCTTTTTTTAAGCTAACGGAAAATATTATACATACGTTTAAATTTTATTATACCGAGGTAGATAATATTGAAGATTTACAACATGAAATTATAACATTTCTATTAAGTAAAATTCATTTATTTGATCAAAGTAAAGGTGCTAAAGCATACTCTTACTTTGGTACTATTGTAAAACGATATTTAATTATATCTAATACTAAAAATTATAAAAAACGTATTGATAAAGCACCAATTGAGGATTTAGAACAAGACGAGAAACATTCGTATGAAATCGATGATATCCCACCTAATGAACGTCTAAATGAGTTCTTAACACTATATACTGAATATTGTTCTAATAATTTAAAAACATTATTTCCTAAAGATAGTGATGCTAAAATAGCTGATGCAATTCTTGAATTATTTCGTAAACGTGAGGTATTAGATATATTTAATAAAAAAGCACTTTATATATACATCCGTGAAATAATTGATGTAAAAACACCTAAAATTACTAAAATAGCTAATAAATTAGGCGATATATTTAAAGAACATTACTTATTTTATATTGAAAACGGATATACAAATTTCTAAGTATCATATTTATAAATAAAAATCATGAGTAATTTAGAATCAGTTGTTTTTGGAAATAAGAAATTCTCTGATATCTTAAGCGAGATATACGATAATCAAAAGAAAAAAGAAAAACAAATATCAACATTAATCGGCGAATTAAAGCCATTAATCAATGATATTGGTGATGCTACATTAATTGTACCTTTAATTAAAGAATACTTAGAAATAAGCGTTAAAAATGATGAACAATTAATTAAAATGGCTACTATTATCCAACGTGCTTTATCTAATTCAGCTGAAGCAGGTAATGGATTTGATTTATCGGATGAAGAAAAAACACAACTATTAGCCGAAATAGATAAAATAAGTAAAGATGCCAATTGATGTTACATATGGTTACAGTTCAGTAAGTAAAGGATTTAATACAGGTAATAAAAATTATGCTGTTGATACTGCTACTTCTTTAGGCAATCTAATAACAGCTGTTCGTGTTAAAGATATAGTATTAGATAAAACACATCCACAATTTGTAAATGTAGGTGAATGGAATGGTTTAGGTACTATATTTTTTGATACAGTTAAAGATCCTAATATTTCAAATAAAAATACTTGGTCTACGGCTCGCCCTATATCATCTAATATTAAAATATATCCATTAATTAATGAGATAGTATATTTAATATCTTTTCCTGATACTGGTATAGGAAGTAATCCTACATCAGGTCAATTATATTATATTAGTACTGTAGGTATATGGAATACACCTCATCAAAATGGTTATCCTACTATTGATACTATACCACCTCCATCACAACAAAAGACAATTGATCAAATTGAGTTAGGAAGTTCAAAAACTGTAACTAGTCAATCTACTGAACTTAATTTAGGTGACACATTTAAAGAACGTGGTAATATTCATCCTTTATTACCTTTTGAAGGTGATATAATAGAAGAAGGAAGATGGGGTAATAGTATTCGTTTTAGTTCAACAATTAAAACTAAATCATCATCAATAGGTTTAAATGATTGGTCTCAAGGACCAAGTACATCTGGAGATCCTATCACTATTATTAGAAACGGTCAATCAGTAAAAGCAAATAATGAAGGTTGGGTACCTATAACTGAAGATATCAATAATGATTTAACTTCTATTTATTTAACTAGTACACAAACTATACCATTAAATGCGTCTAGTGTTAATTATTTTAGTTATCCTAGTAACCCACCTCAAAATATAAATAAATTTAATGGTCCTCAATTAATATATAACTCAGGACGTATAGTATTAAATACAAATAAAGATCATTTACTTTTAAGTTCTATTAAATCAGTAAATTTAAATGCTGTAGAATCAGTTAATATTGATACACCTACAACTATAATTCAATCAAGTAAAGTATTATTAGGTTCTAAAAATGCTACTGAACCTGTTTTATTAGGTGATAGTACTATTGCTACTTTAACATCTATACTTGATAATATGGTAGGATTTTTAAATTCTTTAGAAAATGTAGTATCCACAGCTCCAGGAACACCATTAATTACATTATCATTACCTGCTAATTTATTATCAAGTAAACTAGATGAAATTAAAGGTAATCTTGAAAAATTAAAATCTAACACTGTTAAAACTGTATAATGGCAACTATTAACCCAGAAGAATTAGAACAGGCTAGATTACAACAAGCATCTGATGAACAAGTAGCATTAGCTCAATCTAATACTACTACAGTAGATGCTACTGAAATTGAAAATGCAACTCCATCTGATTTAAAAGCGATGGGTATTTCTAAATTACCTTTATTATTATTAGTAATAGGTAATCAAATAAAAAATATTATTGAACCGGCATTAATCAATTTAATTAAAACTTATATACAAAAATATTTAGCCGCTGAAGCATGCGCTGATCAAGCTACTATAGATAAAATAATACAACAACGAAATTTAATAGTTAATCAATTAAATAAAATTGTTAAAACTTTAACTATCATTACAGTATCGTTAACTATTGCTATTACATTTTTTGATCTTTTAAAATTAGCTATTAAAGGTATTGATTTAGCTAAACTAGCGGCTATTTTAGCAGCGGGAACTTTTCCAGCATTAATACCTTCTTTACCTAGTACATTACAGCAATTAGATTTAGCTAAAATAAAACTACAAACAGACGAAGAAGGTAATGCTAAAATAGCTAAATATAAAGCGATAATTGGAGGAGCAGCATTAGTATCATCTATTATTGGTGGATTTGTATTAATAGCTATAGGATTATTAAATTCTATTGATCTTTTCTTACAAAAATGTGCTCCTAACCAAGCAAATGAATTAGTTCCTATATCTAAAGAAACACAAGATATAGCTAAAGTACAAGCTCAAGCAGCAACAACACAAAATCAAATAACATATAAAGGCTTTATTATTGAAATTGAATTAGTACCATATAGTTCTACTACAACTCGTAGACGTGCTATTGGTAAAAATCAAGACGGTATTATATTAATTCAAACCGAATTATCATTTACTACTAATGATCAAACATTAATTGATGAATTAAAACTAATTATTGATAGAGATAATTTAAAAGCCTATTAACTTAATATTTATAACACGATGAAATCAGAAGAATTTAAAAAAATTATTAAAGAAGCCGTTCGTGAAGTATTCGTTGAAGAAATGAAAGAAATACTTTTAGAAGCGGTTAAAGCACCTAAAGCCTCAGCAGGTCAAGGTAGTTATGGAACTGTTACAGAATCATATGTACAACCAACAAATTCAAAACCATTAGATCCAAACGCTAGAAAAGCAGTTATGGCTAATATTTTAGGTGATATGGCATCTGGTAAAACAATGACAACAGAAACACTTACAGCTAATACATTTGTACCTAGAGGAGGTGACGCTGTTAACGGATCTTTACCTGAAGGTAATGTTGGTTTAGATCAAATTATGGGTTTATTAAATAAATAATAATGGCGTACGGTGCACAAAAAATATTTCCTATTGATACTAAACCCGGTACCGCTATTGGTATTAGTTTAGATTTTAGTAACCCTGGAGTATTTCAGTCTACTTATTTAACTAAAGATGCTATTAAAAATAATTTAATAAATTTTTTCTTAACTAATCAACCAGAACGTTATTTAAATCCATTATTTGGTGGTAATTTAAGAAATTTTATATTTGAACAAATAACAGCTAATAATACTGATTTTTTAAAACAAGATATTCAAACCCAAATAGGTTTATATTTTCCTAATGTTATAGTAGCTAGATTAGATGTTATAGAATACCCAGATATAAATCAAGTAGTAGTAACATTAAAATACACAATAGCAGACACTAATATAAGTGATCAATTAGATATAGCATTCAATTAATGGCAACAATTAAAGATATAAAGTACTTAAATAAAGATTTTACAGAGTTAAGATCTAGTTTAGTTAACTACGCTAAAACGTATTTTCCAACTACGTATAACGATTTTACTCCAGCGTCACCAGGTATGATGTTTATGGAAATGGCAGCTTATGTAGGTGACGTTTTGTCATTCTATTTAGATAACCAATTCCAAGAAACATTTTTACAATATGCTCGTCAAACAAATAACTTATATGAGTTAGCTTATATGTTTGGTTACAAACCAAATGTAACTGGTGTAGCATTAGCAGATATTAATTTTTATCAACAAGTACCATCTAAATTATCAGGTTCATCTTATGTACCTGATTTTAATTATGCTTTATATATTGAACCTAATTCTAGAGTAACCTCTAATCTTAATTCAAATATTTCATTTTTAGTTGGAGATCCAGTTGATTTCTCAGTTTCAAGTTCAAGTGATCCAACTGAAGTAACTATATATCAAATAACAGGAACAACTCCTAATTCATTTTTATTAAAGAAAACTCGTAAATCTATTTCTGCTACTCTTAAGTCTAAAACTTATACATTTGGAGAACCAGTTCAATTCGCGACAATAGATTTAAGTGATGAAAATATTATTGGTATATTAGATTGTGTTGATTCTGATAGTAATCCATGGTATGAAGTTGATTATCTAGCTCAAGATACAATTTATAAATCAATAAAAAATACAAATACTAACGATCCTTATTTATCACAATATCAAGGAGATACACCTTATTTATTACAATTGGAACAAGTACAAAGAAGATTTGTCACTCGTTTTATTGATTCAGGCTCATTACAAATACAATTTGGAGCAGGTACAGCAACTGACTCAGATGAATATATTATTCCTAATCCAGACAATGTTGGTTTAGGTTTACCATTTGAAAAAGATAGATTAACAGTAGCATATTCACCTAACAACTTTACTTTCACTCGTACCTATGGTATAGCTCCATCTAATACTCAATTAACCTTCAGTTACTTAACTGGAGGAGGAGTTTCAGCGAATGTACCGTCTAACGACTTAACTCAATTAAATGGCAATGTTCAGTTTTTAAATAATAATTTAAATTCAACTACAGCTAATACAATATTTAATTCATTAGCAGTATCAAACCCAGAAGCAGCAAGTGGAGGAGGTAGTGGAGATACAGAAGAAGAAATTAGACAAAACTCATCTGCTAACTTTGCTTCACAACAACGTAATGTTACTCAAGATGACTATTTAGTTAGAACATTAGCTATGCCAGCTAAATATGGTACTGTAGCTAAAGCATATATTGAACCTACTAAAGCACAAACTATTTCAGCTGGTGAGTCTAATTCAATATTAGATTTATATATTTTAAGTAATAATGCTCAAGGCCAATTAACTACAGGTTCTTTAGCTTTAAAACAAAATGTAATTACTTATCTATCACAATATAGAATGGTTAATGATTCTATTAATATTAAAGATGGATTTATTATCAATATTGGAGTAAATTTTGAAATTATAATTTTACCTAACTATAATAATAATCAAGTATTAACAGCTTGTATATTAGCATTACAAGATTATTTTACAATTGATAAATGGCAAATTAATCAACCTATCTTATTACGTAATTTATATATACTTTTAGATAGAATTGAAGGAGTTCAAACAGTAAAAACTGTAGATATTGTAAATAAAGTTGGAGTTAACCTTGGATATTCACCTTATGCTTATGATATTACAGGAGCAACAGCAAATAATGTTATTTATCCTAGTTTAGATCCATCTATATTTGAAGTAAAATACTTAAACACAGACATTCAAGGTAAAGTAGTACCTTTATAATAATTAAATAATGGCAGTATATAAAATATTTCCTACTCAAGATGCAACTATGTATTCTATGTTCCCACAGATGAATACAGGTATTGATGAGATCATAGAAGCAACAACAACAACATTTGGTCCTTTTGTTCCAAATCCTGAAGTTAGTAGATTTTTAATTCAATTCGACTCAAACGAAATGAATAGTATTATCAATACTAGAATAGGAGCAAGACAATGGGATGTTTATTTACAATGTTATGCGGCCGTTGTAACAGGTTTAAATGAACCTACTACAATGTCTATATTCCCTGTATCTCAAAGTTGGTATAATGGTACAGGAAAATATTTAGACCAACCAGTAACTACAGATGGAGTTTCTTGGGTTTGGGCTCATTATTCAGGTTCTGAACAATGGACTACAGCTTCTTATAATGCTGGTTCTACAGGTTCATATAGTACAACACCTGGAGGAGGGGTATGGTTAACTGCTTACTCAGCTTCTCAAATATTTCAATATTCAGATAATATTGATTTAAGTGTTAGTGTAAAAAACATGGTGAGTGCTTGGAATAGTGGAAGTATTCCAAATAATGGATTTATAGTTAAACAAGCTAATAATGATGAATTTATAGATAATCCTAATGTTCAAGTAGAATTTAAATTTTTCTCAATTGATACTAATACTATCTATCCTCCTCAATTAGAATTTAGATGGAATGATACATCTAGTTATACTGGTTCAACAAATGTTACTACTATTAACACAGACCAAATGACTGTTGTATTAGGAGAAAATCCAGGTACATTTTATTCAGGTAGTATAAATAAATTTAGAGTAAATTGTCGACCAACATATCCACCAGTAGTATTTCAAACAGCATCAATTTACCTTGAAAATTATTATTTACCTTCTGAATCATATTGGTCATTAAAAGATTTATCTACAAATGAAGTAATTATAGATTATAGTGACCCATATACAAAATTAAGTACTGATATCTCAGGTAGTTTCTTTACAATGTATATGAATGGCTTAGAACCAGAAAGAAATTATCAGATATTAATTAAAACTATATTTAGTGGTTCAGTACTTATTTTTAATGATAATTATTACTTTAAGGTAGTTAATGGATAATGGAACAAGTAAATTTAAATAAAAATGTTTTTTTAAAGGATCAATATGAAAAAGTTATTGATACTTCATTTACTCAACTAGTACAGCCTGCTGCAACTAGTTCAGTTGTTCCTCCATCTATTTCTATAGCTGAATTTTTTACTAATTACCAAATATTATTTTTTGAAATACCTAAGTATGGTAACACAAATTCACATGAATATTTAATAAAAACAAGCCAAGCATACGCTGGTGATTTTAGTAATAGTGATGATACTATTCAAGCGTTAATTGAGGAAATAACATCATTAAGACAAGAAAATTTAACTTTACAAGAACAAATATTAAATCCTACAGGTAGCATTAATCAATAATGAGTAAAATAGTTAATATACAACCAGTTAGTCCTATAACATTTGAATACCAAACCTATTCACCTCAGGATGAATCTTTAATATCTAGTTTTGAAGTCACTAATAATTTTAATGTTTCTTCAAGTTATATAGAATATTTTATTTATGATTTAAATAATACTATTTTATATAGTAATGAAATTGGATATAATGGTTATTCATTTCAAGGAGCAAATGTATTAACTATTGATCCTCAAATTGATTTAGAAACTCAAGGGTATACAGAAGGTCAATACTATACAGTTTATAATTTTTTAAATCCATTATTATCATCTAATGCTCTTAATCGTTATTATATTGATCAAATCAGTTCAGATAGAACTGAAATTAGGTTAAACACTACTCAAATACCTAATATTGATGTTGTATCTTCTTCTTTAGAATTACAAGTTCAAATTAGTCAATCTTTTGGAGGTTATAAAGATTTTTATTTAGATTTTGGATCAAACCAACTTATTATCGCTAATAACGTATTATTAGATAATAGTAATCCAAATGATCCTACAGTATTAATTAAATTATATGATCCACTTCCTTTAGATTTTAGTTTACAATCTCAATGTTGGGTAGCAGAAACAATAATTGAACCTTTAGCTTATCAAATTGAAATAACTCAAGTATTTCAACCATTAGATGAGTTTATACAATTACGAGGTCCTAATACTAATTTAAATGTTAATGATCAAATTAATAATTCAACAGATTATGTTAATTATTCTTCATTAAAATCTACAACCTCATTAAATAATTCATCAAGTTTAAAATATCAATTAAATAGTTTACTTGCTGAAAAAGGAATTTCAATTAATATTGATTACAATTATTTTAGAAATTTTTGTAATTTTTCTTCAGCTCAAACACGTATAGAAAATTTTTACTATAAATTAGCATTAATTGAACAATATAGTGTTAGTAGTAGTTATACAACAGGTTCAACTAATTATTATACATCAGGTAGTCAAACTATTTGGGATAGTAAAATAAATGATATTATAACTAATTTTGATGGTTATGAATATTTTTTATATTTTGATTCTGGAAGTAATTCATGGCCTAAATCTAATAGTACTCCTCCTTATAACAATTTATCTACAAATGCTTCAGCTTCACAAGCTTGGTTAAGTATTAAATTAGTAGAAGCAGAAGAATATGATTTAGAAAATAATAATAACTTAATTTATAGTATACCTAGTTATCTATTAGATGATCCATCAAACGCTCAGTATGAATTATTCATTGAGATGATTGGTCAATATTTTGATGATATTTGGGTTTACATTAAAGACGTTACTAACAAATATAATGCTGATAATAGATTAAATTACGGAGTATCTAAAGACTTAGTAGCACAAATACTAAGAGATTTAGGTGTTAAGATTTATCAAAATAATTTCTCAGTAGACAATTTATATACTGCTTTCCTAGGTTTAACTAACTCAGGAAGTTTATATAACATACCTAACATTACAAATACATTACCAGCTCCAACCGGTTTAGAGTACATTAACCTTATAGTAACCGCCTCTAACACAGCGTCTCTAGTAGGTACAGATGATGTTAATAAAGAAACTTATAAGCGTATTTACCACAATTTACCATTCTTATTAAAGAAAAAAGGTTCATATGAAGGTTTAAGAGCATTAATTACTACTTATGGTATTCCTGAAACTATATTAAGTATAAGTGAATATGGTGGTAAAGATAAAAATAATAATACTTGGGATTATTTTAAACAAGTTTATAATTATGCTGTTTATACTAGTGGTTCATCTTATGTTAGTTCATCTTTTACTTTAAATAATAATTGGAACGCTACAAATAATCGCCCATCAGCTGTTGAATTTAGATTTAAAACAGATGGTTTACCTTATAACACAGCTAGTATTGCTTCTGTTCCATTATGGTCAACAAATACAGGAGTTAACATTAATTTAAGGTATACAGGTTCAGGGTATACAAGTGGTTCATATTCAGGATCAACTACTAATCCTTATAATCAATATGCATTTTTAGATTTTATTCCTAATCAAGCATCTTCTAGTGTTTCAACTAGTGTTTATTTACCATTTTATGATGGTGGATGGTGGTCTGTATTAGTTAATAAAGCAGGAAATACCTATACTTTATATGCGGCTAATAATATTTACCAAGGATTTGAAGGTAATACTATTGGTTTCACATCATCATCATTTGTAACATCATCTGCTACTTCTTGGAGCTCTAGTTCAATATCATATTTTGGTATATCTTCATCTTTATCAGGAAAAATATTTACAGGTTCACTTCAAGAAATTAGATATTACACTAGCCCATTAAGCCAAAGCGCATTTAATGATTATGTAATGAATCCTCAATCTATTGACGCTAATGGAATCAATACAGCTCCAGATACTTTAGCATTTAGAGCAGCTTTAGGAGGTGAATTATATACTTCATCAATTTCAATCCATCCTAAAGTAACTGGATCTTGGACTACTACATCATCATTTGCTAGTAATAGTAATTTTTATACTAATTCAGGAACAACTTACATATCTAATACAGAATATTCTTACTATAATCAACCAGCAGTAGGCATTCAAAATCCTATCACTGATAAGATTAAAGTAGCAAGTATGATAATGCCAACAGGCAGTACTTTATCTCCTTATATTTCAATACAACAAAATCCTCCAATATCACAAAGTATAACTAGAGATATTGATTATGTTGAAGTAGCATTTTCACCTCAAGATGAAATTAATGTTGATATTTACGATCAATTAGGTTACTTTAATATTGGAGAATATATTGGTGATCCAAGATTAGTACCTACTAAAGAAGAATCATACCCTCCTTTAGATGATTTAAGAGATGCTTATTTTGAAAAATATACTAGTAATTATGATGAATGGGATTACATAAGACTTATTAAATTCTTTGATAACTCATTATTTAAAATGTTACAAGATTGGGTTCCTGCTAGAACAAGTTTAGCGGCTGGTATTGTTGTAAAACAACATGTTTTAGAACGTAACAAATATCCATTACCTCAAGCTGATATTACTTCATCAATTGCGTTTGTAGGTAGTGGATCAACTAATATTCCTTATTTAACAGAAAATATATTAGTTACAGGTTCGTCAGTACAAATGGGTTATATTGAAGGAGGTGAAGGTGGATCAATTCGTAATTCTGAGAATTTAATATATACTTCATCATTTTTTACTTTAGCATCTACTGATACTTTAACTTTAAATTTGGAGTTAACAGGACCAGTTCGTATCATTAGTGATATATCATCATCACAAGAACAAACATCCTCAGCTATTATAAAATTTTATAATGGTGATGTTACTACAGATGAATTAATATATACAACATCATCATTACCACTTAATTATACATTAAATGAAACATTTAATATAACAAGTGGATATTTAACTATACAAAATGACAGTGATAATGCTAATATTAAATTTTCAAATGTTTTAATATATTCTGAACCTGCTTATTACACAGTAAATGTAACACCAGTAGGTGATTTTGAACAGTTAATAACTAATGAATTTGATTATAATGGAGAATTAGAAGGAACAAATTTAGTAGCTACAGATGGTGATTTAAATGGCACTAATACATTTTTACAATATCCTAAAGTACCAACTAATTATGCTCCTGTACTTTATAATTCAAATACAGTATCAGTAAATACATTTTTATTAAACACAGTAATACCAGGATCAGGTGAAATATATCTATTTTATGACACCGGTTCTACTTTATCCCCAGTAGACTAATATATGGCGTATACTCCCGTTTTTTCACAAGGTGTTAAATTTATTAAAATTGCTCGTATAGACAAGCAAGGTAAGGATAATACTTTGTCTTTACAAGAATTAAATAGTATTAGAATTGATTATAGTGATACAGATATAATAGAATATCCTATCACTTCAATTTCAAAATATGATGATTATTTCTTATTTGGAGTATCACCAACAAATGCTACCTCATCAACAGACAATCAAATATTAAACTATAGATCTTCAGCTTCATACACTAGACAATTTACAAGTGGTACATCATATGTTTTAAATAATTTTGTACCTTATGGCTCTGAATCATATGATAATTTAGGTTATTTTAATATGAGTACAGGTAGATATACATTAGGTAATCAACCTAATATTCCTATAACTATCGCTGTATCTGCTTCAGTCACAGCATCAGCAGATGCTACAAATATTTTATATATTAATTCTAGCATTAATAATGTTGTAGCAAGCCAATCAGTAAATTATGAACCATCATCTGGATTTTCACAAAGTGTAATGATAACATCATATACAACAGTCCCAAATGTTGGAGAATATTTTTATTTAAGTTTTTCACCTGGTTCTACTTCTGAATTTACAGGAAGTTATTTTGTAACTCAATCAATAACTCCTAATGCTTCATCATCAACTTTAGTTGTTTTACAACCATATATTGATGAAAATTTTTATGTTAGTGAATATAATGTATTAGCAGGAAATGCTGTTATACCTCGTTATAGTGAACTTTATATGGATGTAGATTACTCTACTAACATTATTCAAGCAGTAAACCAAGCACAAATTATATCAGGTTCAGCAACTAGAGCAGCAGTACAAGATTCAAACTATACAACATTTGCTAACATTAGTCCAAGATATATTGGTAAAGAATTATCCTCAGCTAAAATAAATGAATGGACTGATGGGGATATATCTTATGGTAAAGTACCTAATGTAAGTAATCCTGAAGTAAATTTTGTTTCATTTAAAACTTTAACAGGTACTTCTCCTCAATGGGGTAATAATAATCTTGATATGACTCAAGTTAATATTGAATATATTATTGATAATAATAATAATCTTACAAAACCTATTAATGATACTGAAGGAATAAATTTAGGAACAATTCGCCAAACATTTACTGAAGTTATAGCTAATACAGTTGGTAAAGAAGAATTAGGATATATTCCATCTAACGCTACTATTTTCTTAAATAATGTAGAAATATCAGGTTCTAATTTTGCAGCATTAAATGGTCAGTGGCCTCTTTATAAAAGTGGTTATAGAATTGAACCTATTTTATATACTCAAACTGCTAGTTATGATGCTAATGGTAATATAACTGGATTTGGATATGAAACTACAATGTCATTTATTCAAGGAGAACAAGGTCCTAACATAAATAAAAATAATTACATGATGTATGCAAACGGTACAGAGGATATTTTTACTCCAACCATGTATCTTCCTGCTGGTCTTCATTTTTCACCACCATCAACAATAGGTCCTTCAGGTAGTTTTCGTGATGATCTTTTACCTACTTATTCAGGTAGTATATATAATCCTACAGGATCTTTAGCTAATTTAAAAAATGAAGGATACATTTTAGATTTTAAAATTCGTTTACAATCTGATAAAAGTTATACTACTATAATAACTTACGCTTTACAAAAATCAATAAATGGAGGATCTAGTTGGACTGATTTAGTGACAACTCAAACTAGTTACAGTAATACTACTGTCACTAATATTTTTTATCAAGATCGTAATTCAACAACTTCTTCATTATATAGAGTAGCTGCTACTAGTATAGGACCAAGCTTTTATACAAATCCAAGAGGTCAATCAACACAATATTCAACTGCTCAAACAGTATATTTAACTAATAAATCTTATTTTAGAATAACTCAATACCCAGCACCAAATATTGGCATATGCTTATCACCATTTTGGACAACAGGTTCATCAGCTAATATATTATTAGCAAGTACAGCATCTAATGGTTTAAATATTTATAGAGGTCAAAAACAAAAAGATATAGAAAATAGTGGATTTAACCCTATTAGTTTAGATTTTGAACCACAAATATATGATGAAATTAGATTTGAAGGATTAGAACAATTATCATTCACTATTACTAATATTACTTCATCAGCTACTAATCAAATGATAATTAATTTAGATCAAGAAATACCAAATAATGTTAATTTAAATCATTTCTTATTAAGAAGATATGTAGATGATCCATCAAGTATTTTACTTAATGTGAATTATCCATTACCTGATAAAAGTGGTAGTTCTAATAGTACTGGTAACGGTATTTTAAAACCACAATATGTTACTAGTGAAGTAAATACAGTAATCCAAAACTCAGTAACTCAAAGTTTAATATAAAATTAAAATTGTATATATTTATAACAAAAATAATAACCAATGGGATATTTAAATAATACTATAGTAACAGTTGACGCGATATTAACAACAACAGGTCGTCAGTTACTAGCTCAAAACGACGGAACGTTTAGAATCACACAATTTGCTTTAGCTGATGATGAAATTGATTATACATTATATAATCCAAATAATCCATCAGGTTCTGCTTACTATGGTCAAGCAATTGAAAACATGCCTTTATTAGAGGCATTTGCTGAAACTACTCAAACTATGAAATATAAGTTAGTAACTTTACCTCGTGGTACAGCTAGATTACCTATATTATCAGTACCTCCTTCAATTAGTTTACCACAAGGTGCTTCACAAGCAATTTCACCTCAAACATTAAATTATCTAGGAGCTAATACAGTTGAACCATCAGGATATACATTCACAATTTCAGATGTTAGATTATTCTCTACATTTGAAGGTGTAGGAGTTAATTCACCTGCTGTAACAGCATTAAATGTATCTAATTCAACTACAACATTAGGTACAACAGTATCTCAAACAGTAGTAGGAACAGTACTTAATTTAAGAGCTACAACAGTAAATACATTATTCCAAACTTATACTCAATTACAAGCTACATTAACAATAGTAGGTAGAGATAGTGGAGCAAGACAAACAATTCCAGTAACAGTAACTAAAGTATCTTAATATATAACATATGTCTTTTAATAGATTAGACCCCTCAGATTTTGTAGTAAGTTCAGATTCAATAACAGCAACGTTATGGACTGGAGCTTTACCTACATTAACTACATTTTTTACATCATCAGTTCAAGAAGCTGGTTCAAGTGGAGATTATTATTTAAATGTTTTTCAAGCTAATCCTCAAACATCATCTACTGCATCAATTCAATTTGCTGTAGCTTATGGTAACTCAGTAGGAAGTGGAAGTGCATTATATAACTCAGCAGTAGCCGGATTATCACCTACTTCAACTGTTTATGGTCAATATCAAAATATAGTATTAGGAGATGAAAATACAAATTTTGTATTTGGAGCATTTACTTCTTCACAATTTTGGGCTATATCATTTGAAAGAGCGAGATATAAACAATCATTATTTCCTGGTTCTTTAACATTAGAATTATCAGGTAGTTTAGGAGTTATATCTTTAACGGATAATAGTAATTATGTTGCTTCTCAAACATTTAATGAAGCTGGTAGAGTATTTCAATTAATTTCAGGTTCAGCAGGCGTTAAAGTAACCACAGCCGCTACAACTACAGACGGATATAGTTTAAATTCAGGATCATACGGTTGGTTATTACCAGATATTGGAACTATTTTATTAAATCCAGCAGCTTTAAGCGGTTCAGTAGCTTCAGGTGGTATTGGATTAAATTATAGTGCATCATCAAATTCTAATGGATTTAATAACCAAAGATTATATAGAGCTATAAGTGGTTCAACAGCAGCTACATTTACAATTAATTCTCAAGAAACAATTACTTCAGATTTTATATTTGTAAGACCTAGAAGTGCAGAATTTAATTACTCAGAAAATCCATCATTTATTTCAGGTTCAACAGGTGAAGTATTGTATCCTTCATTTATTAACAATCCTCAAACTTATATCACAACAGTAGGTTTATATAATGATACTAACGAATTATTAGCGGTAGCAAAATTATCTAGACCATTATTAAAAGACTTTACAAAAGAAGCTCTTATTAGAGTAAAATTAGATTTCTAATGAATGGGCGCTTACAAACAATTTTTAGCATCTGATATCGTAGTAACTCCCTTCGAAGTGAATAAAGCATTCTACTTCGAAGGCGCTGCAGCTATGACAGCTTCTGGTGTCGGTATTGACCGATTTTTAGGAACTAATATAACAGGAGCTTTTAATCTTGCTTCTGCTCCTACAACAGGACAAATATCAACTCAATATCAAAGTTTAGTATATAATTCAATTAAAGAATTATATTATACAAACTACTTAAGTTCAAGTTATGGTGATAATGTAACTACAGCTAGTTTAATTCCTGGAGCGGACACCGCTGGAGATAGATATGTGGGTTTTACTCAAACACCTAATTACTTTAACTACTTACAAACTACATTAACTTATCAAAGATATTTTCCTACAGGATCAGGAGATATTATAGGTGTTATATCTATTCCTTCACGTTTATTTGGAGATTACATTCAACCAAATTCATTTATTTACACTACACCTAGTGGTAGTTTAATAGATGATGGAGAAGGCAATATATTAGATCCAAATTTAGAAATTGTAGGTAATATATTTTATTACCAAGGACTTATAACTATTACTACTTCAAATCCTATTGGATATGGATTTGTAACTTATGGTAATACACTTTATGGTGGTCAAGAAGGAGATAATGCCTCAATTTTAGAATATGTTACTAGCAGTAATGTAACTTGTTCATTCTCTAGTTCATATAAAATATATGAAACACAATATAAATGTACAATTAGAGAAAATGAATTTAATTTTTCTCAAAATCCAAGTTTATCTTCAGGAAGTACAATAATATCAAGTTCAATGGGTACCTTCTTTACCCCAGGACAATATTTAACAGATAATGTAACTGGTTCTTATTTTTCACCTTATGTTACAACAGTAGGTTTATACAGATAATGTAACCGGTTCTTATTTTTCACCTTATGTAACAACAGTAGGTTTATATGATGAATATCAAAACTTATTAGCAGTAGGAAAACTATCCCAACCCCTACCTGTATCACCTACTACAGATACAACAATATTAATTAATTTAGACAGATAATGTTAACATTACCAACTTGGGTTTACAATAGTAAGCCCATCACTAATCTCAACGATTTCCCTAAAGACACATTCGGATTTATTTATATTGTTAAAAATAACGATACTAATAAATCTTATATAGGTAAAAAAGTATTATACCATAATAAAAAAGTAAAACTAGGTAAAAAAGAAGTAGCTGAACTAACTGGTGTTGGTCGTAAACCAACTACTAAGATAGTAACTAAAGAATCAGATTGGGAATCATATTATGGTTCTAATAAAGAAGTAATGCAATTAATTAAAGATGGCAAACAAGATTTGTTTACTCGTACTATAATTAAATTAGCACCTAACAAAAAATTACTAACTTACTACGAAACACAAGCCTTATTTACCTATAAAGTGTTAGAACACCCAGAGTCATTCTATAATGATAATATATTAGGCAAGTTCTTTACTAAGGATTTTACATTATAGTTTGGCTTTTTAACCTATCTTACGTATAATATAAGGTATGGTAAATCAACTCCTTATAAACGTAGTAAATTCTGTATTAGGTATTGGTAAACAAACGTCAAAAGGCAACCACGCCTATCACTGTCCGTTTTGTAATCATCATAAACCTAAGTTAGAAATCAATTTTACTGAATCCGATAAAGGTGACAACCCATGGCATTGTTGGACTTGCAATAAAAAAGGTAAGTCTTTAATTAATCTATTTAAAGCAATACATGCTGACCCTGATAAAATTAATGAGTTAAGACCATTAGTTAAATACACATCAGGTGAAAAAGTAATACAAAATACAACAGTATTAGCATTACCTAAAGAATTTAAACCATTAATTAGCATATCAGATAATGATATTGTAGGTAAACATGCTTTAAATTATATTAAAAAACGAGGCATAACAGAAGACGATATTTTAAAATATAATATAGGTTATTGTGAGGGTGGTAAATTTAATAAAATGATTATTTTACCATCATATGATGCCACAGGTAAATTAAATTATTTCACCGCTCGTAATTTTGATAAAACATCAACATTGAAATATAAGAATCCAGATGTATCACGTAACGTTATACCATTTGAGCTGTTTATAAACTGGAATACACCGATTATACTGTGCGAAGGAATGTTTGACGCCATTGCTATTAAACGAAATGTTATACCGTTATTAGGCAAGAATATACAGTCTACGTTGATGTTAAAGCTAGTAACATCAGCTGTTAAGAAAATTTATGTAGCATTAGACAGAGACGCATTAAAAGAAGCGTTACAATTTTGTGAACAATTAATAAATGAAGGCAAAGAAGTATATTTAGTAGATTTAGATGGTAAAGATCCAAGTGAATTAGGATTTAGACATTTTACTGAATTGATACAGAACACCTATCCCCTAACTTTCTCAACCTTACTTGAGAAAAAACTATATCTATTATGATAAATAAAAACATCAAGCATTCTTACAACAGAATTCTAGAAATTTCTGATGACCACAAACAGATTACATTACCCGATTCCAGATATTATAGACGCAATGCCAATTATTATCCATCAGTTACATATGTTTTAAGTATGTATCCAAAAGGTAAATTTTTTGAAGATTGGTTAAAAAAAGTAGGTTACGCTTCTGAGTACATTGTTAAAAAAGCTGCTGAAGAAGGTACACAAACACACGAAATGATTGAGGAATACTTAGAAGGTAAAGAAATGAATTTCCTTAGTCCTGCTGGTTACCCACAATATAACCCTGATGTATGGCAAATGTTTTTACGTTTTGTTGACTTCTGGGAAACTTATAATCCTAAATTAATTGAATCTGAAGTACATTTATTTTCAGATGAATTAAAAGTAGCAGGTACTTGCGATATGTTATGTGAAATTGATGGTAAACTATGGTTAATTGATTATAAAACATCTAACCATGTTCAAACTACTTACGAATTACAAACAGCAGTTTATGGCCAGTGCTATAAAGAATGTTATGGTAAAGAAGTTGATAACTTTGGTATATTATGGTTAAAATCATCTAAACGCAAACCAGCTAAAGATAAAATGCAAGGTAAAAATTGGGAAATGGTATTACCAACTCGTACACAAGAAGAAAATCTAGACATATTCAGAACTGTGCGCCGTTTATTTGATCTTGAACATCCTAACGATGCTCCTGTATTTACTGAATTTAAGACTACAGTAAAGAGAGAGCTGTAATATTTATATCAAACGTATATTTATGATTTCTCTAGTTCATTTATTAACAGAAGCATCATCTGCACCTAAAGCTATATTTTTAGCAGGTCCCGCTGGCTCTGGTAAGTCATATATATCTAAACAATTAATACCTCCTTCATTTAATGTTATTAATATCGATGATTCTTATGAAGAATTATTAAAAGCATCAGGTATAGGCATGTCTCAAAAAGATTTTGGTCCTGAAGAATTATCTCAGGCCGCTAAATTAATGGGACAAGCACAAAAAATTACTAGAGAAAAATATGCTGAGTTAACTAAAGATCTAAAAGATGTAGTAGTTGATGGTACAGGAGGTGCAAGTAAACCATTACTTAAGAAAAAAGCAGAACTAGAAGCGTTAGGATATGATACATTAATGTTAGCATTATATGTTTCGCCTATTACTTCATTAGAACGCAATTTACAACGTGATAGAAACTTGTT